AGGACGCAACACAGGCTCTAGCAACTATGAGAGATTTGCTAACAGCTAAGTCAGCCCATGTCAGATTAGAAGCCTCTAGGGATTTAATGGACAGAGCTGGATTGAGAGTTGATGCACCTAAGACTGCGAACACAGCCGTGCAGATTAACTTCAATGTTGATTAGGGGTCCCATGCCTAGATTGTCTGCATACAAGTACGCTTTAAAAATCAGGCAACGGACTCTATAACGGGTAAAACACACTCATGATACAATGTGAAAAGACAAACTCTCAAAAAAAATTTTATATAAATAAAGCCAAAAACACAAGGAGATAAATATGGGTGGTAGTTCAAGTAGTTCTGGAGGATCAAGTGATTTAGACAGCCTTAAACAAAGAGACAAGGCAATGGCTGCTGCAACAAATCGTGCTAAAGAACAACAAGAATCTTGGAGCAACAGAGCAACTAAATCAAGAGATGTTGCTTTTGACCAAGGTGGCACTAGAGGTAGAGAAAGTCCTGCATATAAACAACATTCAGGTTCTGGAGCTTATGCAGAAGTAGACAGAAATGTTAATATAGCTAGAGACTTAGAACAAAAAGCTAAAGGTTCTCAAATTAATGTACCTATTCCTACTGTTGGTACTGTGGTTATGAATACGATTAGTAGTATGAATTACAACAATCAGGCAAAAGCACTAAGAGGTGGTGGCAGAGCTGTTTATGATTCAAAGGGTAGAGGTTACGATCCTATGTTTCCAAACCAAAACTATGTAGGTGTTGTTCATCAAAATGCATTAGGTCATACTGTTTATTCAGGCAGACAAGGTTTTAGTCCTATTGGCAGAACTGATGCTCAGTATAATGCTGAAACTGGAACTTACACAACATCTAAAATGCAACAAGATAGTAGTTCTGAATCTTCAAATAATACTCCAACCAATACTCAAGTTGCAGTTAAAAACAGAACAGATAGCACAACTTCATTAGACCCAAAAGCTAAACGCAGTTTATTAGCAAGTAGTCAAGGTGGTACTAACACAAGATATTTTATTTCATGAAGTTAGATTACAAACCCCCTGGGCAAGTAGCCAAGGCATTTATGAAAGACGGATCATTTGTTCGTGGTATCAGAGGTCCTGTTGGTAGCGGCAAGTCTGTTACCTGTTGCATGGAAATAATGAGAAAAGCCGTAGCTCAAAAGCCAAACGATCAGAATGTCAGAAGAAGCCGTTGGGCAGTTATAAGAAACACAAATCCTCAGTTAAAAACCACAACCATTAAAACATGGAGGGATTGGTTTGATGATGATTTAGGTAGGTTTATCTGGTCTCCTCCTTATACCCATAATATTTGTTTTGCATTAGGAGATAAAACCACTGTGGAACTAGAAGTCATATTTTTGGCTTTGGATAAGACAGAGGACGTTAAGAAATTATTATCTCTTGAATTAACTGGTGTTTGGGTCAATGAGGCTCGTGAAATAAATAAAAATATTGTAGATGCCTGTACTATGCGTGTTGGTCGATTTCCTTCAATGCGTGAAGGTGGTCCAACTTGGTATGGTGTTATTATGGACACTAATGCTCCCTCAGAAGATCATTGGTGGGGAATAGTAGCTGGTGAAGTTCCTATTCCTGAATATATGACAACCGAAGAACGATTATTAATGGTTAAGCCTGATGATTGGAATTTCTTCTCTCAACCTGGAGCCATGATTGAGTCTAAAGATGAGCATGGTAACTTAGCTGGATATGATCCTAATTTAAAATCAGAAAACAGAGAAAACTTACAAGATCAATATTATGACAAGATTATATTGGGTAAAGCACCTTCTTGGGTAAAAGTATATGTATTAAATCAATATCAGGCATTAATGGACGGCAAACCAGTTTATCCTACTTTTAGGAGAGACAGTCATGTTGCTAAAGATCCATTATTTCCTTCAGATCAAAACGATGTAATTGTTGGCATTGACTTTGGTCGTTCCCCCTCGGCAGTCTTTTGTCAGCAATTACACTCTGGAAGATGGATAGTTTTCCATGAGATAATTGGTAAAGACATGGGAGCAATCAGGTTTGCTGAAATATTAAAAAGAGAAATTTCAAAAAACAAATGGGATAATTTAACATTCAAGTTTATTGGTGATCCAGCGGGCAATCAGATGGCACAGGTATCAGAGCATACTCCATTTATGATGTTAAGAGCTGCTGGAATTTCTGCTTACCCAGCCCCAACAAATGACATATCTGTTAGAGTAGAAGCTGTAGAGTCTGTAATTAACAGAATGGCAGATGGTTTACCTTGTATTACTGTAAGTCCGACTTGCACAAATCTCATTTCGGGATTTGAAGGTGGTTATCAATATAAACGTATGTATTACATGGGTAATGAGAGATTTGAGGAAAAACCTGATAAAAACAGATTTTCTCATTGCCATGATGCGTTGCAATATGCGTTTTTAGGTGGTGGAGAAGGCAGAAAAGTCGTACTTGGACCAAAAACACCCACTTCCCCCACTACTGTTGAGAGGGTAAGCAATCCATTTGCACGTTTAAGACGGAGAAATGGTCGTATGGGAAGGCAAAGAGCCATATGAAATGGATAATATGCTTCTGTGATAGTAAAAATATAGGTCTTTGGAAACTATTTACAAAAAACCGTGTTGGCTTTACTCATGTTTACGCAGTTAACTACGATCCTGAGCTAGATATATGGAAAAAAGTAGAAATAACGACTAATGGCTTTGATTTTCAGACATTAAAGGGTGAAAAAGCCACAGAATTAGTATTAAATATGCATATGTGTAATACTTGCGTTGAAATAGACGTAAAAGACCACCCTATTTACATTCCAAGACTATTTTACTGTGTAAGCTTTATCAAGCATCTATGTAATGTCCGAAAGTTTTGGATATGGACACCTTATCAATTGTATTGTGAATTGCTTAAACGAAAAGGTTCAATCATTTTTGAAGCAAAAGATTTATTGGAGTCATCACATGGGTAGTCTTCTCAAAACACCTAAAGTCGCACCTGATCCAGAATTACAAGCCAAGAAAGCTGAACAAGAACGTATTAATAAAGAAGAAGCTGAAAGACAAGAGTTTCAACGTACAGAACGTATAAGAAAGACGGCATCTAATAAAATAGGCAGTAAATCTTTACAAAGTGGTGAATTAGAAGATTTTACTGGATATAGACGTAAAATGATGGGAGGCGACTACAATGCGTAGTGATTCAGGTGGTGACGCAAGTCCTACCCCATCTGCTCAGTCAGGAGATCGTGCAGAATATCAAAAGGTAATGAACAGATACAAGAAAGCCAAAGGTAGATGGCAAAATTGGTCTGATATATGGGAAGAAATTTATGATTACGTTTTGCCACACAGAGAAAGCTTCTTTGGAGAATTTGCTGGTCAAAGACGTACAGAAAATATATATGACGAAACGGCAGTAACTGGTCTCCCTAGATTTGCATCAAGACTTCAGCTTGGCTTTTTTCCTCCAAATGGTCGTGCTTTTAAACTAGCCCCAGGTCCTGAATACCCCTCTGATATGATCTCTACTCAGCTTCTAAAGGAACTTGACGATATTACAGAGTTACTACATGAGGGATTACGCAATAGTAACTTTAACTCAGAGTTCCATGAAGGATTACAAGATTTGGGTATAGGCACGATGAATATGATTGTCGAGTCTGGACGTTTTGTTGGTGATCTCCATTTTACTACCGTACCTCCTTCTAATGTTGCCTTGTTATCTGGAGCAATGGATCAGGTTACAGACTGGTTTAGATGGAATTATGATTGTGACATAACTGATGTCAAACATAGATATCCAATGGCTGAGTATAGCAAAGAAATGGAAACAGCTCAGAAACGTGATCCCAGACGTAAGACTAGAATTATTGAAGCTACCATGTACGATAGTGACGATCAGTTCAAAGATGAATATACTTACTATCTTATATCAGAAACCGATAAACATATTTTATATAAGAAAAAACTTATTGGTCGTGGATCACTACCTTGGTTAACCACACGTTGGTCTAAATCAGGTATGGAGGTTTGGGGCAGAGGTCCAATTTTACAAGCTATGCCAGCGATTAAAACTTTAAATCTTACTGTGCAGCTTATACTTGAAAATGCTGAAATGGCGATAGGTGGTGCATATGTTTATGACGATGATGGGGTATTTAATCCTGATAATATTACTATTCAGCCTGGAACTTTTATTCCTAGGAGTCCTGGGAGTTCTT